GCGTGTAAATTGGTACAGTTCTTCCAGTATTTCGTGAGATTCTCCTCAGACGAATGAGACAAGAGGACAATCTTTGGCGTGTCATAGCACCCTGACGCATTGAGTATTCCTGTTTCACTTCCCACCACCAAGTCTACATATTTAGTCATTAGCATAGCCTGACGAATAGACCATTTATCAGACCTGCATTTTACTCTCGGATGCTCCCATTCTAACATAACGCTAAGAGCGTCACCAACTGTTATTACAACTATATCATTATATTCTCGTAATAACCAATCACAAACTAACTGCGTGTATGGATAGTTCTTATGGAAAGAACTTCCTGCAAGCGACCACATAACGACAAATTGTTTTGCCTTTCTTGGTTTCTTAATAAATGCTTTGGCGAGTTTATGTTCAAGTGAGGAGAAGAAGAGTTCTCCATTCCTCCCTGTAATTTCAGGGAATCCAGCAACTCGGAACTGTTCGTCGTAATAATTCTTATTGCATTTCTCATGTCTTACTTCATGCTCCCAACGGAAAGCAGGTTTTCCTTCAACTTTAAGTAAGCCACCTTCAACAGAGCCAGATAAATTAATAAACTTGTCGTAATTCTCAGATAAATTCTTCCAGTAATCCCCAAGCTCTTCATTAGGTATCTCATTATCTTCCTGTATTAAATATTTATCAATGTACGGATTGTTTCTTAGTACACTCTTTGCTCTTGGAGTCATGTTCATAGTCACATGGTATCCATCCTCTTTTAACTTCCTGAGAACTGGTGTCACCATTACCGCATCTCCAAAAGCTCCATACCTTACTACACAAGCTGTTTTCAAAGTTCCTTTTCGCTAAACTCTCCTGCTTGGACAGTTTTACTTTTATCTGGCTTTCTTGCTATTCCACCTATTATCGGAATACCCATTCGTTTAGATATTATCATAAGTGTCTTATCAAAACGGTGCGATAAATCATCATACCTTACATAGATTATATCAGCGCCACCCATCTTCTCTTTCCAGCTTGCTTTATGTCCTTGCCATCTTGCTAACATGGAAGGATACTGCCTGAACTGATAACGCATACAACCACCATAAGGTTGTGCTACTTTAAGCTCATCAACAGTTTCACATCTGGCAGCTTCTTCCCAGGTTAGACTATTCCAATGCTTCAGACAACTTTTAAATACACCTTCTTCTTCTCTGTAGATGTAAAACACATGAGCGTGTTTTGTAATTTTATTTATAATTGGTCTGAAGAATGTTCCTTCATAATGTGATTTTATTATATGTCTTGGTTCTTTTATCTGTTGTAGCACCGCTAACATATTATTAGGTATGTGCGGCAGTACAGGCATATCCATATTGTAATAAGGAAAGCTACAATATCCAAAGTTGAGAGCAATCGTATTCATTAAGAAATGAGTACCACTACGCTCATGTGAATTTACAATTACAAGTTTCATTAAGCCTTAAAGAAAGGGCTGGACTGCATCCCATTCAAGATGTCGTACAGCCAGCCCCACAAATTTAGAACCAACCGATAGTTATATTAACGTGTCCTTTACCAGCAGGAGTACCACCAGTAGGGGTAATAAAAGCAACCTCTATCTGAGTATCCACAGGAACAGCAGCAGCTATAATAGCGTCTGTGTCGTCAAGGATATTATAATAATCTGTATCAGCAGCAGCAGCCATATTAAGCTCTGCATAAGCATCAGCGTCTCCTGTTGTACCCATTCGTACATATGCAGGGGTCGTAACCTGATTAAAAGTTTCGGTTACAGACACGCCAATGTCTAGGATTTTACCCTTCTTGCCTCCATATCCTTTGATAGCAACAGCATCACTGCCAGCACCAAAATCTATTTCGCCCCAAGAGTAAGTAATAACAACCATATCATCATAAGCCATGATATGTCACCTCCTTATGTTATAAGTTAATTTAAAAAAACACTACGCATTAGAATCCCACTTAATGATTCTTGAATCAGCCTCAGTGTTCCATTCTAACGCCCATCCACCTAAGAAATACCATGCGATACCTTTAGACCTTCCGTAATCAGTAACTACTTTCATACGAACTTCCTCTGGTACAACAACGGCTTCTCTTACGACACCTTTACCAAACATATAGGCATCAAGTGAGTTGCCTGTAGTCCATGATTTAGCTGTAGCAGTTCTTGCATCAGCATCAATCGTAAACCGTGAAGCGTAGAAATCCTTAACGAACCTTACACCATGAAGCCTCCCAACCTCACCGTTGTAAATCTTATCAACACCAGTTTCGGTGTACTGATTTACGCCTTCCATAGCTCCTTCAAGAGACTCTAAGGCTTCCAATGAAGCAATACATACATAAGAGTCACCTTCGTATGCTGGAACATTTCTCTTCTCCAACTCAAGTCTCATCTTTCTTACATGGCGAGAATTTAAGATTGAAGTGTTAGTAACAGTAGCAGTACCGTTAGTAGTAAGAGTGTGGGCGGTAGTGGAAGTTCCGACAAAGCGTAACTTCGTTTCATTATACCTTCTCTCAACTTTACCGTCTAATACTTTTGCAGCATCATCAAGCATTCCACCTCTAACAATTTCTTGTATATCAAATTCAGATAATGCTTCTGCTTTAAAGGTAAATGGAATAGAGTTACCTACTTCAGCTACCGTAAGCGTACCCCATGTTAAAGCCTGAGTCGTTTCGTGCATGGTGTTGGTTTCGGTTAAGTTTCCACCCATAGTACCAACATTAGCAACTTTCAGCCAGTTGACTGACTGACCTCTTTGTTTTCCAAATGCTTCCTTAACATCTACGAACTGCCTAAACTTAAATAACGGTTGTGCAGAACGCTGGAAAAACTGATTAAGTTTGTTGTTGGTCAAAACACCTGAGTGATTTGCCCATAACATCTCGTTCGCCATTGTCTAATTCCTCCCAATATTGGAAGATTAGACTGCAGCACCTCTATTTTGACGCATCTGCATATACTGTTTGTGCATCTCTTCTGGCGATAAACTATTGACATCTACTGTTGCTGACGCTTTTGGCTTTCCACCAGAGCTACCAGATAAAGCTGCTCTTCCTTTTCGTTCTTTTCTTTCCTTTATTAAATCAGCCTTATCTTTGCTATCAAATACATTTCTGACTTTTGGATATATATGCTCCCTATAAATCTCTTTCCAACCTTCAGGGTTATCTAAAGCGAGAACTTTCCTGCCATCAATATACTCCTGTGCGTCTGGCTCTTGCAATATAAGGTCATATATATGTTGTTTAACCTGTGGAATGAATGCCTCAAATCCATCATAACCTTCTTCTGCTAACTCGTCATGGACTTTATTAGCTTTCTTATTTACTTCCGCTTGTTGATTTTGAGCCTCACTCTGTGTTTCTTTTCGTTCTATCTTCTTGAGTCTCGCCTCTAAATCTTCTGTTTTTTTTCTTTCCTTGATTAACTCTTCGTCATAGTCATCAATGTATTCATCATCAAAGTCATCAAAGTCATCAGGGTTATCTTGAGATTTCTTATTCTCTAATAACTCTTTAACCTGTACTTCTAAGTCAATAACCTTCGCTTGAAGTTCCTTACGTTTTTGACGCTCTTCATGTAATGCGCCAAGAGGTACAGTCTTATCTTCCTGTTTAATTTCTTTAGGAGCATCTTCTTTCTTATACTCCCCTACTTTAGTTTTTTCTTCCTCTCCTTTTGCATACTTTGCATAAATCTGTTCCCTTTGAGATAAACCACCTGTTTCTCCACTTTCAGCAGGAGTCTCTGGAACTACTGTGTTATCCTTGGTTGTTGCTATTTCCTCTGTTTCGGTTGAGGTCTCCGTTGGTGTTTCTTGTTTCTTCTTCGGCATAAAGCCTCCTTTAGTAGTTTTACAAGTGTTTCGCTTGACGTTCCTGATAACGGTTCAGGATACCGATTAAATATTATTCTACCTACTTGCATAATATTGTCAAGTTTTATTTTCTAATTCAAGAACTCCATGCTCTCTTCTAAAATCTAACTCTTGTTTTGCAAGTAACGCTTGATTCTTTAACCATGATGGTAGAGCTTCAAATTCATACTTACACACCTTGATAATAGCTTTTAACTCCGCTTGTTTCTCTTGAGACAACCCTTCTTTTAAAACCAGTTCTTTTAAAGCTCTATCAGCTACCACACGAAAGTAAAACAATAATGTATCAAACTCTGGTTGATTCTGTAACTTTACTAAATCCTCAAACTTACCTAATTTCTCTATTAAGTCTTCTTGGTTTAAATCATCTATTTCCATTATTGTAAACCAAACCTCCCTGCTTGTTCACCACCTGCTCCACCAACTACAGGTTGTCCTGCTCCTGCTAATGATGGGTCTAACCCACCTTGCTGTTGAGGTGGTGCTGGTGCTACATTAAAGAAGAAGTCTTGTACATTCTTATGACCTAACTTTGGTAGTATTTCTTCAAAGAACTTTGTTGTATCTACTAACCTAACCTCTGATTGAGGGATAGCACCAGACTGTAACAATCCTATCATAGCTTGGTTAGACATATTAGCTCTATCCATAGCTAACATATTCTGTTCTATCTCAAACTGTCTTCCTACAGCACCTAACCCTACATTAAGTTGTAAATCTACTTCATCTCCTAAATCAAATATATCTAAATCAGAGTTAGCAAACTCACCTTTCTCTCTAAAGTTTTCATTAGCTACACTAAATACAGTTTCATTAGTTTCAAACTGCTGTATAAGTGAGGCAAGGGTAGAGAAGAAGTCCATTAGAAATGTCTCTTTCACGATAGCAGCAAACAAATCTATCTTCGCATTGGACTCTGCTAAATTAATTTGTGCTACGGTGGCTTTTATTTCCTCTCCCTGCCCTTGCTTTTGTGGCGTAACACCAGACATCTCTTGCATCATAATATCATCTGCTGCTGATTCTGAATAAGCTGACTGTGTTACATTATTAAAAGGTCTATCAATCACACCTGACACATCATCTGCCAATGTAACACCACCTGCTC